GTTGTACACATTTTTGTACAACATTTTACACTGAACTATCCGTGGAAGAACTCCCCGTTGCGGCAAGTATCTGTAGTTGGACTATAGATATATTGGCGGCATTACCTGTATTAGGTGGACTAAGTGTATGCATATTACAATTAAACAAATAGATTCTAGACGATATATCGATGTCTCAACACGTAAACATCGTTTTGTTAACTGCAATTTTAGTTGTTATATGTTTGGGAAGACAATCATCGTCACTTTTCTTTAGTTGCTTTGTGACGGTGGGGTGTTGTTCACTAACATCCTTAGTCTTGAAATTCTGGAACTATCAGAATGAGTGTAACCGCAATGTCAATGAGCAGGCTGTTGCGGACCTCTTGGTGACTGCTGAAACCGAGATAGATTATGAAGTTGAAGATTGCATCGAGGAAGTCGCGATCCTTGGTGACAAATCGAAGAAGACCTGGAAACCAGTTGGGGTTAGGCGTGGTCGGTATATTGGTGTTTTGGTTCGTAATGCCAAAGCCAAGTTTAGCCTTCCTAGACCTAATGAAGCTAACCGGATGATGGTTCGTAAATACATCCGAGATTTGGTAGAAGAGCATGGTGTTCGACCATCTCACGCGGCTGCTATAATTGATGTTGCCACATCAATGGTGTTTATCCCTAATGTCTATGAAATTTTCGCTAATTCAATGTTGAATACTGACATTGTTGATCAACGCGAAAATGAATATCAGGCAAAGGGTAGACACAGTTTCTTGGCCACCATATTTGGTTATATGGGATGGATAGCAGCATCTAAGCCCCGTACATTTACGGGCTTCTCCACCCGTTCTGGTGGAGAATAACGCTGCCCTAGGGTTGTACCCGGAGTGGAATCTAAGGTTTCAGTCGCCCCCGACACTCCGAACTTGCATGTACAAAAACTAGGGAGCAGCGATAAGAGGAAGGATAAGGTTCTTTATAGTATACCACGTTATTCTCCTCCAAGTTCCTTTGTGGTATTTAATAACAGCATCGTTAATCTGGAGAAAGCTGTGAAGGAAAGAGTGTTTTTTGTCAAAGATCCGAAAGGTGGGTTTAAATTGCCACCTAGGCCAGAGCGTGGTATCTTTGATCAAAACATGAAGGAATTTAGTCAATGCTTTGATAAGTATTCTCACACTACCAACCCATACACCTATGATGAATTTGTAGGGTGTTATGTGGCTCGAAAGAGGGAAATATATCAAGAAGCAGCGCGATCACTTTTAATCTCAAGTGTTGAGCGTAAGGATTCCCAACTTAAAGCATTTGTTAAAGCTGAAAAAGTTGATACTTTCCGTAAACAGAATCCTGTACCGCGTGTGATCCAGCCACGGACCCCACGGTACAACGTTGCTGTTGGTAGACTCATTAAACGGATAGAACATCGGATTTATGAGCAAGTAGAGGAAGTGTTTCATAGTCGGACAATCATGAAAGGATATAACGCCCAAACCGTT